ACCGCCCTGCGAGAAGCATTAGACCATTCTAGTGAAGCTACCGATATGGCTGTTGATTGGGACATGGTTAAGCCAGAGGCTATTGCGAGCGACCCTTTGTACCAGCAGGGCTTTGTTGATGGAGTAGAGGAAGGTCGTAATCAGGTAGCCGAGCAAGCAGAGCAAAGTCAGCTTGCTGACGCCAGCTTGGAGCCGGTGGCGTGGGCGCTTTCACATTCTTTAGGGATAGAGTTCAGCAGTAAGTATCCGATGCAAGCAACAAAAGAAGCCGCAGAGCAAATGGCGCGAGAGCACATGGGTAAAGTTGTTGTTACGCCACTCTGCGCCGCCCCTGTCTGTACAAAAGACCTGACGGTGGATGAAAAAGTTGCGCTTGCTGACCGATTAAATTTGAACGGCAGAATAGTAGTTATAGATGCCGTCATTGCCGCATACAAGGAGAAGAATAAATGAGATTTCTATGTGGCGTATGTGGTAAGGAGTTTGATACTTCTACCAGAAGAAAGCAGCATGAGTTGGATGCCCACAAAGCCGTTAGAGGTAAACCTAATAAAGGACTTCACCGTGCCGTCATTGCCGCTGATAGGGAGAAGAATAAATGACAACCGGAGACTGGATTGTAATCGTTGGAATCGTTGCGCCTATAGCGTGTCTTCTGTGGCTTGCAGTAATTGCTGGTGCTAGTTCGCTATATGCGGCATGGAGAGACAGATGACTATTCGTGAAGTAACAATTAAACTTGATTACGAACAAGTAGATAAGATTGTACTTGAACGTCTTAAAGAAGACTATAAACAGTTAAAATCTATTCGTGATCGCTTTGGTACTGCATATGAAAATGATTTCTTTGAAGCAATTAAACATATGATCCGATACTATATGATTGAATCTGAATATAAAGATTGGGTTAAGGAGCAACTATGAGTAGATGCAAAGCTTGTAATGCTATTATGAGTGAAGAAGATATGTGTCGTAGGTTTCCACCTAATCCAGACGGTAAACGCGACTATAGTAATTTGTGTGGAGATTGTCATGAAACAGCAATCGCAGTAATGTTTAATTATTATCATGAACCTGAATATGAATCACTCCCGCTGTACGAGTCACGAAGCATGCCCAAGGTGTCGGAATACTGGACACGATCGTTCTGGTGACAATCTTGCTGTGTATTCTGACGGCCACAAACATTGCTTCCGTTGTGGGTATACTATATTATCGTCGGGTATTGCGGCTTTGCAAACAACAAGCATTGAACCAAGCATTCCAATTACACTTCCAACAGACGTGGATGAACACTTACCTAGAAAAGCTAGGGATTACCTCAACAACTATGCACTAACAGAACGTGATTATACAACAAACACATTACTATGGTCTGAGTATTATCAACGCTTGATCTTTCCTTACTTTTCTGATACAGGTTTACTTGCTTGGCAAGGCCGTTATCTAGGTGATCAAGATAAACCTAAATGGTATAGTAAAGGAAAACTTCATGAGTTTATCCATGTTATTGGTAATCAACGTAATCGTATTTGTGTCTTGACAGAAGATGTAATTTCTGCAATCAAGGTAGCACATAACACAAAAGTCTGTGCAAGTCCAATCTTTGGTTCACATATTTCTATGCAAAGACTCTTGCAATTGAAGACATTTTGCGATAAGATAATTATATGGCTAGATGACGACATGAAACTTAAGGTAGTAAAGTTCGCACAACAAGCACAGAGTATTGGATTACCAGTTGCTACAGTGTTTACTCCTAAAGACCCTAAAGAATATTCTGATATGGAGATACAAAAAATCCTCTATGACTTTACAAATCATTAAACTTCTGTTAGACTATAATATATATATTAAATATAATGATAGTATTTATAGTATATTTAAAGATAATAAAGAACTTAATTTATTATATACATATTTAACTAAACTACACGATAAATACAAACGTGATTTAACTATAGAAGAATATAGTCTATTTGTTTTAACTAACTGTCTTGAAAAAGACAAAGAAGTACTAACTGCTCTACTAGCTGAACTAGCTTCTCTCGACGTAGCATCTGAAATTGTTACAGACATCTTCAACAACATTCAACGTAGACACCAAGCTTATCAACTTGCTCTTGCTTCTTTAGAAGTATCTGAAGGTCGTAAAGATTTCAACGATCTACTATCCCTTTCACGACAATTATCTGAACAACAACCAACAGATCGTATTGCATCAGATGATTTATTCATTACTCAAAACCTAGAGGAACTTTACAATGAATCAGTTAAAACTACCGGACTTCGCTGGCGCTTACAAACTCTTAACCGAATGCTCGGCTCTCTACGACGAGGTGATTTCGGCTTCCTTTTCGCTCGACCAGAGACAGGAAAAACTACATTCCTTGCGTCAGAAGTATCTTTCTTTGCTCAACAATTGCATGAGCGCGTACAGCAATCTTCTACAGAGTGCGGTCCCATCCTTTGGTTTAACAACGAAGAACAAGGAAACAAAGTCCAGCTAAGACTCTATCAAGCAATGCTTGGTTGTGACTTAACAACACTCTTTGCAGACATTAAAGGAAACCAACAAAAGTTTAATGATCTTGGTGGTAGGTATATTAAGATCTTTGATAGTGCATCTATCCATAAGCGACAAATCGAACAGTTATGTGCTGAATTAAAACCCAGCATGATTGTATTAGACCAGATTGATAAGATCAAAGGTTTTGATGGTGATCGTGAAGATCTGCTACTAGGTTCTATTTATATCTGGGCACGTGAACTTGCCAAAGAACATTGTCCTGTAGTTGGTGTATGCCAAGCAGGTGCAACTGGTGAAGGCAAGCGATACTTAACTATGGATGATGTAGCAAATGCAAAAACAGCAAAACAAGCGGAAGCAGATTGGATCCTTGGCATTGGCAAGGTTCATGCTCCCAGCGAAGAATACATGCGACACTTACACCTATCCAAAAATAAACTGGCAGGTGATGTTGATTCCGTGGCAGACCTGCGACATGGACGAGAAACCGTGCGTATCAATCCATCTATTGCAAGGTACGAAGACATAGATGCTATCACGTAAATATATTATTAAAATAGCAAAGGCCATTAGAGATAGTGGTCTTACTACAACACAACGCACACGTATCGCTAATAAGATGGGTGATTGGATCTTTGAAGATAACCCAGCAGTTAACTTACGTGCATTTAAAATTATGGCTAATAGCAATCCAGATGACGTACAAGATAACAGCCTCAATTAACGTACACATTCTTCCTTACATAGAAGATGATGAACGCATCATTGACGTTACCTGTTACACAACAGTAGCAGAAATGAAGAAAGATATTCTTGCACATCTAGAACACATCTCTTCACGTATTGAAGATCTTACAATGAAACGTATTAAAGAAGGAGTTACATTTTGAAATTTGATATTCCAATCAATATTACAGCAGTAGCTTCTACAGAAGCAAAAGCTGAACAACAAGTAATGGAGTTCATGATTAAAGCATTTAAGGAATTTGCCAATGAATACTATCTCACCGATTTCCAGTACTTTGAGTTTATTGCTCAAGAAAGTAGTGACGGTTGATGTTGAATGTACCACGTCTAACAAAGGCAATCCGTTCGATCTTACAAACAAGCTAGTAACAATTCAATTAAAGGTAAACGACGATGAACCTATTGTACTCTTTAAAGATAGATTTCATGAAGCTTTGCCTATACTTCTTTCTGCTAGTTGCGTTGTTGGATTTAATCTCAAGTTCGATCTTAATTGGCTACGCCGTGAGCTCGGGTTTATCCCAACTTGTGTTTGGGATTGTCAATTAGCTGAGTTTATGTTTAGCAAACAGAAGTGGTTGTATCCAGATTTAAATACGACATGTGATAATTACAAGGTCGGTCATAAACTAGACGAAGTTGCAAGCTATTGGGATCGTGGTATTGATACAGATCAAATTCCAACAGATATTCTAGTAGAGTATGGTAAGCAAGATGTTAACCTTACGTACGCTGTAATGAAGCTACAAGCCGATCGTTTTGTTTCTGAGTACCCTAACATGTTTAAACTGTTTCGACTTCACTGTAACGATCAAATCGTGCTTGCTGAGATGGAATTTAATGGTATCTGCTATGATTCAGAAAATTCACTACAACAATCAAATAAATTAGATGCACAAGTATCAGAACTGGAACGTAAACTTTCTGAGTTTGCTGATAATGCCCCCATTAATTGGTCTTCTGGTGATCATAAGTCTTGTTTTTTATATGGTGGTACTATCAAAGAAGATGTTCGTATTCCCATTGGAGTTTATAAAACAGGTAAGAAAATTGGTGAGACAAGATTCAAAGTCATCGAAAAAGAGTATCAATTACCAAGATTAATTGATCCATTACCTAAATCTGCTCTTAAGAAGGAGGGTTATTTTAGTACAGACGAAACAACTTTATTGTCAGTTAAAACAAACAAGACTACTAAGAAAATAGTAGAATGGTTGTTAGAACGTGCAAAAATCGCTAAACTTAAATCTACATATCTTACAGGATTGCCAAAAACAATTAATGCTTTTAACTGGAAACCTAACATGCTTTTTTCAACTCTTAATCAATGTGTAGCAATTACAGGTCGTCTCAGTTCAAGCAAACCAAACCAACAAAACTTCCCAAAGGAAGCTAAACAATTCTGTATAAGTAGATTTCCATGATCGTGAACATTGATGCAAAAAGTCTAGAATGGGCGACATATCTATTTCTAAGTCAAGATCCAGTCGGCATTGAAGAGTGGCATGGTGTCATCAACGATCCGAGTAAACATGATATTCATCTAGCAAATCAAACAGCATTCAATCTGCCATCACGATTAATTGCTAAAGTATTTTTGTTTCGTTGGATTTATCGTGGCTCTGCATTTGCTTACAGCAAGGATCCAAACTTTACACCAGTAAGTTCTTCACAACATTTCTGGCAAGAAGTTATTGACAAGTATTATGGCAAGTATAAAATGATCTATAAAACTCACATGGATTATATTAAACAGGCCAGCACTACAGGTCGTATTGTCTCACCCTTTGGACGTGAATATCAATTTGAACAGTATAAAAACTGGCGTGGAGAAATGCTCTGGAATGAAAACGATATTACAAACTATCCGAACCAAGGCTGCGGTGCTGATGTCATGGCTGTGGCCCGTGTTGCAGCTCGGTCTCGTTGGCAGCGTGCTGGGCTTACTGGTAAGCTTATTTCTACAGTACATGATTCTATCGTAGCTGATGTACCTAATCACGAAGTAGAACAAGCATCAATACTTCTTGACAAAGTGTTTAAAGATCTACCTCAACTAATTACATCTGCCTACGGTGTTGATTGGAATATCCCCATGCTTGGTGAAGTTTCTATTGGCCCTAACATGGCAGATTTAACTGAAGTAAAGTGTTGACATACCAATCAAAGCATGTCATACTATATATATAAGGCAAGGGAAAGCCTTAATTTCCCACTTTAATTTTTAGGAGAACCTAATGCAATTTGATATTAAAATCTTTGAAGTAAAAGACGAAAGCCGTGGTAAGTACAATATGCTTACTGTTGACTTTAAGAATCTAAAGTTCGACAAAAACGAATCTAAAAAGATTGTAAGCTTTACAAACAAAGATGTTTATAACACCCTAAAAGCAGCATCAGCAGGTGATGAGTTTACAGTAACTGCTGTTAAGGGTGAGCAATACTGGGAATGGCAGAACGTCAGTCCTCGCGGTGAAGCACCAGCAGAAGTATCTACAGGAGGTAATGTGTCTAATAGCAAACCAGCAGCACAATCACCAAAATCAACATATGAAACGCCAGAAGAGCGTGCAAAGAAGCAACTCTATATTGTACGACAATCTTCAATTAGTTCAGCAATTGATCTTCTCAAAACAGAAAAAGTTATCCCCTCTGTTGAAGATGTACTTGCAACAGCAAAGCAATTTGAATCGTATGTGTTTGGTGTAGAAATGCCAGCTAACATTAACACACTACCCCCACTACCTGACGACGACGACATTCCACTATAAGGAGACAACATGCCCAGCGTGTTCTTAACAAGTGATACACACTTCGGACACGCAGGTGTGTGTCGTTTTACCTGCGATGATGGTGTAACAAAGATCAGACCGTGGACAGATCCAAATGAAATGGACGAGGAAATGGTCAAACGATGGAACGAAACAGTAAAACCAACTGATAAAGTTTATCATTTAGGAGATGTAGTAATAAATAGGCGTTGCTTATCGTTATTACATCGTTTAAACGGTGACAAAGTTCTTATCAAAGGAAACCATGACATCTTTAAATTAAGAGATTATACTAGACATTTTAGAGATATTCGTGCTTATCATGTTATGAATCGTATGATTCTTTCACATGTTCCAGTACATCCTGAAAGTCAAGGTAGATTCACTGCAAATATTCATGGACACTTACACCAAAAACGTGTACTAAAAGATGGTTCTATCGATCCATTTTACTTTAATGTTTGTGTAGAACAAACAGACTTCAAACCAATTCTTTTTGAAGAAGTTTTAAAGAGAATTGAACAACAACAAAACCCTTAAGAAAGGAAACAATATGTATTTTGTAAAGCTAAACAACAAGAAAATTACCAAGGCAGCATTCAAGGCTGGTTTTGGATCATACGAAAAGGCACGCACTGCTCTGCGTAAGCTACTAAAAGAACTTGGTCATCCTACCAATGGTTTTTCAACACTGGGCTACAGCATTAGTAAGTGATTACCTTATAACAGTACAGGAAAGTAACGATGCTGAGAGCCTGTACCTCATTGAAGCATTAGCAATAGCTTGATCCGTAGCGGTGACTGCGTAGCGGTCACTAAGGTCTGGAAGTATAAACAGGCGGCAGCTACCCCGCAGTATGGTAAGCGGGATTATTATTGGAGAATATATGAAACGAATGTATGATTTTATTTGTGGAGAATGTTCACATGAGTTTGAAAAACTAACAGCTAATAAAGACAATGTAGAATGTCCTAACTGTGGCTCACTAGATACACATGTTAAACTAAATACACCTGCTCTTAAAGTAGTTGGTGGGTATGATCGAAAGATGCGTGTATAATATGAAAAACAAATTAGTTTTTAGTTTTTATTGTGGTGTTTTAGCCATTGCTCTTGCTTTATTTATTGGCTGGATTTTAAATTTAATTGAAATTATTGCTACATTTAGTGGACCACTTACTAGTATGCTTATTGCACGTTTAGTTGGTGTTTTTGCATTGCCACTTGGTGGTGTTCTAGGATATTTCTAATGGCTATTGCTTTAATAGATGCAGATCTAGTTGCATTTAGATGTGCTGCAACTGTACAAGAACATGAACCCCTTGATGTTGCTGTGTATCGTGTTGATGTACTAATGCGTCAGATTCTAGAAGCAACCGAGAGTGAACAATACAAAGCGTTCTTAACTGGTCGTGGTAACTTTAGAAAGATTATCAATACCGAGTATAAAGCTAATCGCAAAGATAAAGAACCACCTTTCTATTTACAAGATTGTCGTGAATATTTAATTAAGGAATGGAATGCAGTCGTTAGTGACGGTATTGAAGCGGATGACTTGCTGGGTATTGAACAGACTGATGAGACTGTTGTATGCTCTCTCGACAAAGATCTGCTCATGATCCCCGGCGTACACTTTAACTGGAACAAAGTAGAATACACCCATGTAGATCAATTAACTGGTCTGCGTACCTTCTATAAGCAAATGCTTGTTGGTGATAGGTCAGATAATGTATTTGGTGTAGACAAGATTGGTCCTGTTAAAGCTGCCAAAGCAATTGATCATTTAGAAACTGAACAAGAAATGTTTGACACAGTACTTGCATTATATGATGATGAATACTCACGATTCATTATGAATGCACAGTGTCTGTGGATTATGCAAAACGAAGGAGAAACATGGGCACACCGAAGCCAAGGATTACATTTAACAAGCGTGTTCAGACAAGAGCTGGAGAACGAGTTGCAATTTATGAAGTCTTTGAAGGACGATACATCAATGGTGCAGTCTACGACGAAGTCTCCGACATCTGGTATCCCTGTCAATGGAACGGTGATGGAACCTACAGTTCAGTGCGAAACGACTCAGATCTAGTCAATGTCAACTAAACGACGATCAAAACTAGAGCTTCAGTTTGAAAAGCTTCTTAATGATTTTGAAGTGCTTTACGACTACGAAATTACAAAAGTACCATACATTATTCCAGAATCTAACCACACATATACTGTAGACTGGACACTAATGAATGGTCTTTTGCTTGAGACCAAGGGCTATTTATCTGATCATGCTGAACGTAAAAAATACATCCTAATTAAAGAACAACATCCAGATATTGATTTACGTTTTGTCTTTCAAGATCCCAATAAAAAGTGCGGTGGTATGCAAACAACCCACGCTCAATGGGCGGACAAAAACAATTTTAAGTGGTGTTCTATTAGAGATACTGAACAAATTAAACAATGGGTAACAGAAGATCATGGCAAAGCACCTTGTAATCCCCGACTCGCAAGTAAAACACGGCGAAAGCGTTGACTATCTTCGCTGGATAGGTGAGTACATGGTAGAGAAAAAACCAGACACAGTAGTTCACTTAGGTGACTTTGCTGATATGGAATCTCTATCATCATATGACGTAGGTAAAAAGTCTTTTGAAGGTCGTAGGTACACTAAAGATATTGAAGCTGCTAGAGACGCAATGAATGCCCTTCTAGGGCCATTATATGAGTACAATCAACGACAGAAAAAGAACAAAGAAAAACAATACAAACCACGACTTGTTCTTACTCTAGGTAATCATGAGCATCGTATTGCACGTGCTGTTAATGATGATCCAAAATTGGAGGGACTAATTAGTTATGAAGATCTTCCTTATGAAGATTGGGAAGTACATGACTTTCTTAGCCCTGTTTTTATTGATGGTGTTGCTTATTGTCATTACTTCCCAACAGGGGTAATGGGCCGTCCTGCTACAACAGCTACTGCATTGGTATCAAAGATGCATATGTCCTGTATTCAGGGACACCAACAAGGTAGACAAGTAGCATATGGTAAACGTCCTGATGGGAGTACAATCACTTGCATTATTGCAGGCAGTTGCTACGAACATAACGAAGGTTATCTAGACCATCAAACTAATAAACATTGGCGAGGTGTACTGATGTTGCACGAAGTAAACAACGGTAGCTTCGACGAAATGTTTGTTTCCCTCGACTATTTAAAGAAGAAATTTAATGAGAAATAATGCGTTATGGAATTGTCAGAATCCATATCAAGGTAGCTATAAGCGAGTACTAACTGTATGTTCTGCAGGTTTACTACGCTCTCCTACGATTGCATGGGTACTGTCTAACAATACAGATTACAATTGTAGAGCAGCTGGCATTCACGACTATGCACTTGTACAAGTAGATCCTGTGCTTATTAAATGGGCAGACATTATTATCTGCGCAGAAACAAGCATTAAAGACTATATTGTACGTGAGTATGGTGATGTTTTAGATCATCGTGTTATCTACGATCTAGAAATTCCAGATAACTTTGCATACCGTGATCCAGAACTAATTAAAATTATCAATGAACGATTAAAGGAAACAGATCTTGTCGATACAAAGTCCGAATCACTATAAAGATACCAAACTAATGGATCTTCTTATTGAAAAGAATGTTCCATTTGCTGAAGGAAATGTAATGAAATATGTATTCCGTTGGCAAGACAAGGATGGTATTAAAGATCTATATAAAGCACGTGATTATTTGAATGCAATTATTGCACATGCAGAATTAGGAGTTACATTTGAACGCGAATGAATATCAAACAAAGACACTTGAAACTGCCATCTATCCAGACGCTGGTCTTGGTTCTTCTACTGAACTTTACTACCTTGCAATGGGTGTTGCATCAGAAGCTGGCGAGATTGCTGGTAAAGTTAAGAAGTTACTTCGTGATGGTTCCTACGATTCAGTGGCAATCATGCATGAAGTGGGCGATGTACTTTGGTATTGTGCTCGTCTATCTGATGCTCTTGGATTTGAACTTGAAGATGTAATGCAAGTTAACTACGCTAAACTAACTAGACGAAAAGACAATGGAACAATTAAAGGATCTGGAGACACTCGCTGAATGTACTCCATTAACTTGGAATCATGAAACAAGTAAAATTTACTCTGCTCTTAAACAATGCATGTCTAATAATGCAATGTTACGGGAAGCATTAAATGAAGCTGCAGAAACTATTAAACTACTAACAGAGGTTGTAAATGAAAGTAAGTCCGATTGAAGTAACTTTACTAGATAGTATGGGTTCAGATCTGAGCGTAGTCAACGCAGCACGTGTTAGCTTTGATAAACAGTCTTCATGGGCTAGTTGTAATAAAAAAACTTTGGAACTAACTCTAAATGATGCTGACTGTAAACTCATTTCTTATCTTGCTACTCACAATCACTGGTCTCCTTTTTCTCATGCCTTTGCATCTTTTAGGATTAAGGCTCCGATATTTGTTGCTCGTCAGTTGGTTAAGCACACTGTTGGCTTATCTTGGAATGAAGTCAGTCGACGGTATGTTAGTACTGAACCTGAATTCTATCTACCTGATTACTGGCGCAAGTCAGCCAGCAATGTAAA